TCAACAGAAGCCATAGCAGCCTTTGCTGGTTTACTTCCTTTTTCAATTCTCCAATCACCCAGACTAAGCACTTGTTGCCACTTTCTGACACTTTGTGCGAACAGTTGTGAATGTTCTGGCGTAGGAATGTTAGACATTTCAACACCTTATAGCATTATTATGACATTTTAATTTAAGAAGCCAAAACTAGCAAGGCATGATCTATGTGCTTTATGCGGTCTTCTAGGCCAATAAACCCACCATTTATCTTCTTGGTTAAGGTTTTGTAGTCCTTGTTGTCAGCATATTGATTTAGCCTGTGAGTGTCCCAAAACCATCCTGCGGTGAGTGCTGCGTACATGGGAGTCGCTACCAACTCTGGTTGCATTACAAAATCCACCCCTAGAGCCTGACCTGCATGGAAATAGTTTGCATGGCCTGTCAATTGGATACATCCTCTTCCTCGGAAACGATACCCATCCCCAGAAGCCTCATCCCTGTTACCCATGCGTGAACTGTAGACAGTATTGGCAATCAACTTAGGATTACGAGCGCAAGCCTGTGCCTTGGCAGCATCAAACCTTCTGGGCCATAGTTTCTGTAAAGCCTCTGCCCTGTAATTAAGGTTCTCTTCCAAGATTCTGAAGTTCCCACACTCATGCCCACATTGACCAATGAAAGCCGCCTTTCTAAGCGGATTCATAATGTCAAAGCGTTCAAAAGTGGCATTCAGGGCATCTACCCATTCCTCACCAATATGAAGTTGTCGGAGTTGTTCTTTATTTACTGACATTTAGTAAATCTCTCATCTGGTTGAACATAATCTACCTTTCGAGTAAAATCGCAAGTAACAGGGATTGCAGTCCCCGTTACCCACTTCACATACCATTGTCTATGGAGGACAACAGCATGAGCAATATTGATTGTAATCAACTTAGAGAAATTCTCGAATATCAACCAGAAACGGGGTTGTTTTTTTGGAAAAAAGCGCCTTGTGGAAGAACTTTTGGGCAAAAAGCAGGGGGTTTTGATAAGCAAGGCTATTGGAGAATACGGATTGATAACGTTAAATATGGCGCTCATAGACTTGCTTGGATGTATATGCATGGAAGTTTTCCTAAAAATTTTATTGACCATATCAACGGAAACAAATCAGACAATAGAATTTGCAATCTGAGAGATGTGACTCGCTCCGAAAATATGCAAAATCTTTTTAAACCTCAAGGGAAAAACTCTTTCATTGGCGTTTACAAAAGTCCTAATGCAAATACTTGGTATGCAAAAATAGAAATTGATGGGAAACAAATACGATTAGGAACATATAAAACCATTGAAGAAGCAAAACTTGCATATAAACAAGCCAAGCCTATTTATCACCCTACTGCCCCTTGCCGTTAATTAAATCCCTTGCTTCGTTGAAAGCATCAATACAAGCATTTAGTTGGGCTGTATTTCGATCTCCTTGAGCAACTATTTCTGCTATGGCTTCGATGGTTGCTCTTTCGGAGTCAGAAGCAACGTCAGTCTGTCCAGAAGATTGACCTCCTGTTTTTTCGCTATTTGAGGAGGTAAAGGAGGAATCTTTGGCGGGTTGTACACAACTTGCGGTGTTGAGCCGCAGCTTGCCAGCACGATTGGCAACAGCAAGAGCAGTAGTTTTTTTGTTGATAGCATCATTGGCTTCCTGTAATTTCAAAGATTGTTGATTAAGTTTCTCACCCATGTTTTGCTCGATCTGACGAGCTTCTTCATTCTTCTTGGCAATGGCGATCTTCATGTCTCCATCACGTTCTAGCCACCCATAGTGGTGTCCTACTCGGTATGTACCAAAGAGAGATACCAAAACACCCACAATTAACCAAGGTAAAGGTAGCATTATTCAGCCTCTTTTCTTGCTTGAGCCAGTTCTTCACGCTCTTGGTCGTCTTCTAGGTGTTCAGGAGGGGTTGTCGGAGGAGGGCCAGGTGTCCAACTCTCATCCAACTCAGGGTTCTTCCAAACAGGCATAGCACCAAAAGGTTGAGAAGGCAAACCATACGCAGATTGCGGAGGGGCATAGGACGAGTTAAAACCGCCCATAGAGCCTCCATAGCCCATTGGTTGACACATAGGTTGCGTTGGAGGATTAAACGCCCTAGAAGCACTAGACATTGCCCGTTTACCAATAACTCCACCGATACCACCAACAATAAGTAATACTATATCATTCAACATCTTGGTATAGGCTTGGTCAATCGGGGCCATGCTCTTGATAGGCTGAGTGACGAACGTCACAGAGTAGAGCAAGGAAATTACGATAAATGTAAGGATAAGTGTGACCGCAATCACAACAAACGCCCAAATTCTTACCTCAATCTCTTCAGTTGTTAGCTTTTGTTTCGGGTTGGACATCATTGATTTTTTTCTCCAAGATTGGGGCAACCAAGTATTCAGGGCAAGTCTGAGTGAACTGGCATCTAGGTTTTTGACATGGTTCAGCATGGAAGTTATCTGGGTTCTGACAAAAATAGCGATATTTTTCATCGCAACCATGTAGCATAAAAGCTACAAACACAAGTAAGTACTTCATTTACCAAGACCAACCTTTCCAAGTAGAAGATTGACAATTCTGTCAGACAGATCGTCAGGTAAGAACTTCAGAAAACCCAAGAAGTACAAAGCCACGCACCCATAAACGAATATCTTGAGGCACACATCAAAGGTCTTTTGATACTCATTCATTTACCAGCCGTGGATAAACAACTATCCAAAAGAAATAGTTAACAGGTACAGCAGACCAAAGAACTATATCAAGCCAAGTCATCTTCCACACCTTCTGGTAGCCGCACAGAATTCCATCAATTCATTCACGCCAACAAACACCAGAAACAAGACAAAAGCACAGCCGCCAATGATCATGGCCAGCTCGTTCATCTCTTGTTCTTTTTCTTTGGCTTTCTTATCCGCGGCTTTCAATGCGCTCAATTCTTTGGCATCTGCTAAGTCCATCTCTGCTTGACGGGCTTTGATCTTCTGCCACACGTCAATTCGGCCAGATTGCATAAATAGCAATTTTAGACTTTCTTCAAACCGATTCGCCTCATCAATCGCCATCTCGATTTGGAGGGCAGTACCCATGTTTGAACCCTTACCAGACTGCTTGGCTTGAAGCATGGCTTTTGTAGCTACAGACTTAGCGTCAAATAGCTTACCAATCATGGGCGCAAGTGAGCCTAAGTCATTGGCAACATTAGCTGCCTTCTTGACCATCGAAATAGCTGACTGTATGCCAGCTAAAGCGGTTAGTGGATCGATGGGAATCATTTCTTTTCTACCTTTTGCCACTCAAGGCATACTACCTTTCGGTTGTAAACATCACCTGTCCATGCCCATCTAACACAACGATATTCAGTTTTCTCTTTACTAGATGCCACCAATGTAAACAATATTGACAGCATCAGTAGCCATTTCACGGGTACGCCCAAACAATAATGTAGCTACAAAAGATGACAAAACAACTGATACAGACTGCCGCAGTGAATGCAAGCAGTCCGTCTTTCATTGTTGCGGAGGATTCATCATGGTACTTAACAGACCACGAGTGTAATAGGATGGTTGAGGGCCAGGTGTTGTGCCTGTTAACAAACCACTCATTGCTTTTTCAGCAGACTGTCTACGCAATAATGCTTGTAACTTATCTGCACCAAAACCTGCGGCAGCAATTGGAATTGCTATTTCTGGCTTTGCAATTGAACCAGCAAAAGCCCCACCAGCCATGATTTGACTACGTTGTGGATTAAATTTAGCCATCAAAGTTAATAATGGGTCTAATGAACTACCTTTAACAACCGCTTTAATGGCATTTTGCTCATCTTTGCTAAACAAGTTCATTTTGCTTTTGTTGGCAGCAAGAGTAATAAATCCTTGACGAATTAACTCGCTTTCAGAAGCAGTAGGATTTAATGCTTTAGTTTCTGCAATATCTAAAACATTTTGAAGTGTTGACGCACGACTTAAATTTCTAAAGTCTTTACGGGCTTCCATAATTGTCTTAACAGCGAGATCAATTCCACCCGCACCAGATACTACATCTTTTGGAGACAAGGCGGCAACGTGGTCATCAATGCTGTCAACCATTTCACTTGCAAGTCTACGAATGTTTTTATCTGGGTTGCTTTTTAGATTATTTGCTAATCTACGCATCTGCTCAATATTGTCAAACGTAATGTTTCCACGTTGAAGGATACTTTCGTATTTGTTCAAAATATTGGCAACAGGTGCGGCATTCTCTGGAATGTAATCAACAGCGTCTAAACGAGTTTTTATTTTGTCAACAAGGCTTGTGGCGTTTTGACCAGATATTTCAATACCCTGATCGCTAACCTTTGTATAAGCACGACTCGCTTTTTGTTGAACATCAGCCATCGTAGTAGTTGGCTGTTTACCTGCGGCAATACGACCCGCAACATCTCCCGTATACTTACCCACAGCACCAGAAACACCCAAAGCCGCTATTGTTGCGGCTAAGTCACTTCCAGTTATTTCTTTTGTTATCTCTGCAACAGGTTGTGCAGCCATAGGAGCAACAGTAGCGGCAGGAAGTTGACGAGCCAAATCAGCACCAAAGATAGACTTAGGAGCTATTGCCGCCATTCCACCTGCGGAAGTCAATGCTTGCATACCAACTTGAGCCGCCCGTTCAGCACCAGTTTCAGGCTCTGGAGCACCAAGTTGCGTCAGACCCTTGCTTTGCTCTTTAGACAAATAAGGAACACGCTTCTCTGATCCAACAATGTTTAAACCAACATTTGCTGCGCCACTCAAAAAGTCTGTAACAATATTTGAGGGAGAAGAAACACCACTAACTACAGCACGAGTTGCCAAGCCAAGTTGTCGTCTAAGCAAATCACCTAAACCTTGTTCTTTTGGTGCTTCAGCCGTAGGTTGTGCAGAAGGTTGAGCAGTTGGTTCTGCCTCACCTAAACTAGCTTTAATCTTTGCTAAAGCGTCTTCTTTTGATAGGCTATCAGGCAATTCATAGGATATGCCTTTGTATTCATAAACAGTCGCCATGATGCTTACCTTTAGTCTAGTTTAATAGGGTTTTGTGCAGTACCAGCCGCAGGGCCGTAGTAAGGTTCTACACCCTGTGACTTACGTCTACTATCAATGCGTTTTTGAGCATTTTCACGAGCTTTTACAGTAGCTTTAACAAAGTCATTAAGTGCTTGCATAGTAACAGTTGTATCGTATTTGCCATATGCCGCAATAAGTTCATTAGCAAATCGCAATACGTCTTTGTCTGTTTGAACGCCTTTAGCCGCATCTGTTTTTAAGTTGGTTGCCGCTTGAACAGCACGTTCCAACTCAGCAAATCTCTGACTTTCAGGAGTAGAGTTACCTGCCGCATTCTGAGCTTGATACCTTAAATTCCTTACAGGGCCAAGTTCTAATGAAATCTTTCCAGTTTTAGGATCAGGAGTCAAAGATGCAATAGCAGGAGCTAATGAATCCTCACGGGCTTTTAATGAATCAACTAACTCAAGTTCTTTGTCTTCTTCTTTTTGTAGAGAAGGAGCAAGAGTTTTAGGGCCTTTTAAAGAATTTGCAAACTCTTTTAAATCTTTTGCAGATTCAATTTTGCTTTGAGCAAGTTCTTTTGCGGCATCAATCCGCATTTGAGCAATCTGTTTGTCAGTAGCGCCACGCTCACGAGCCGCCTCAATCTTTGCATCAGCCAAAACTTTATTTCTTTCTAGAGCAGCATCAGCCGCAGTTTTAGCCGCCTCAATCTTAGCTTGATTGGCCGCATCTGATGCCGCAGTTCTAGCTAGTGTGGCTTCTGTTTTGCTTTGAGCTGCTGTTAAAGCCGCCAAAACCTTTTCTGGTGGGCCATATTGGGTCAGAACACCAATAACTTGATCTTGTGTAGCATTAGGGCCAAGTGCAGACAACTTACTACGTAATTCTTCTTCTTGTTTAATAGTCAGATTTGTCTTAGCCGCTTGAGCCAAAGATGCTTGCTCTGCCGCTTGCCTCTGTTTTGTTTGAGCTATCTCACTCTGACCTTTGCGAGCCTTATCAATGAGAGCCATAGCAAACTCACTGTCTCCTGTGCTAGCGGCTTTCTTTGCTACTTCAATTAAAGATTCTGGATTGCTAATATCCATCTCTTGCAGTAATTGATTGCGTTGCGTCATACGCATAAGAGCAGGGTCTTGAACACCCAAAGCACCCGCAATAGCACCACCAAGACCTTTAGCACCCGCATAGGTCATTGCCGCACCCCTAGAAGCAGGGTCTAGTTGGGCAAGGTCAATACCTTCTTGCAAAGCACTTCTGCGTTGTTGCTGACCATACATTTCAGGGGTTAGCCCAAATAAACCCGCTACGATATTTTCTGCCATGATGATTCCTTAGCCGTAAATGTCATTGAGCATATTTTGGAAACCAGCATTACCTGGCCCATATGCAGTTGAACTTAATGCGTTTACTGGGGGTGCTGTACCAAACAATCCACCTACATATTGACCAAATGCAGGGTTAGCCGCTAAACCACTTATTGCAGATGCGTATGGGTTGTTGGTAGCGGCTTTTCCTGTTGCCAACTCTACACTTGCACCCGCACCTCTTAGTCCTAATTGACCAACATTGAAGCCCGCTTGAGCCGCAGTTTGACCAAGATTAGCACCCATCGTCAATGGTTGTTGTGCCAGTTGCTCTAAACCTTGAACCTGACCCAAAGCAGTTGTATAAGGTGCATAAGCGGCTTGTTGACCGCCATAGTAGTTACCCATTGCGGTAGCGCCCTGACCCAATAAACCTGCACCAAACAAAACGTTTTGCTGACCATACTGTTGGGCATTAGCCGCCAATTGAGCCTCTTGTTGCGCTCTAGCGTTATACAAAGCCTGTAGTTCAGGAGTAGTAGCACCCATAGTGCCACCTTGAGCAACAGATAAACCGCCACGACCCTGTTGTTGGAGTCTGTTTTGCAGATTAGCAAGTTCTAGTTCTCTGCCTGGTTGCAACAAAGCCATCTGGCTTTTTAGATAGTTTTCTGCAACAGTTTCAGGCTTTTCAGCAAGATAACCTTGACCAAGTTTAAACAAGCTCTGTGCGCCTGTTTGTAGAGGAGCAAATGCTTGTTGTGCGCCTTCTGCTTGTTGAATACCAGACTCAGCCAACTTGACAAACCGATCTTGAGCGTTCTTGGCTTCAGGGCTTAGTGTGTATCCTGCGCTTGTCAATTGACCCGTCTTAGGATCAAAGCCAAACTGTGAAGAGCCAAACCTAGTAGTCATGCCAATAGGTCTAAACTGAGCAGCGGCCTTGGCAGCAGCAGTCTCAGTATCAATCATTCCTTGCGCTTTAATAGCCGCTTCTTTAGATGTTTGTTGTTGGAGAAGACCTGCCGCAGTAGTAGCCCCTGCTGAGAACAAATTAGCAATCTGTGCAGTTGTTAAACCTGTTTTTACTAGGTCAGCAACTTGAGTTGTGGTTAGACCTGTTGCGGCAGCAGTAGCCGCAGCAGTAGCCGCAGGAATAGTTGCCGTTGCCGTTGCCGTAGGGATAGTAGTTGCCGTTGCCGCAGGTGTAAGTGCGGTAGCCGCAGTTGTAGCCGCAGGAGTTAACAAGCCAGGTATAGTTGCTGGTGCAGTACCTGCTAAAGCACCGCCACCAATAGCTAAATCTTGAGCAGTTAATGCCGCAATTTGAGCCGCAGTTAAACCAGTTGCGCCAGTAAAAGCACCTGCACCCGCATTAGCCAACTCGAACGCTCCCAAGTCTGTTAATGCAGAAGCGCCAGCATTTGCTAACTCAAAAGCACCTAAATCAGTTAAAGCTGACGCACCCGCATTTGCCAACTCAAACGCACCTAAGTCGGTCATTGCCGAAGCACCTGCATTTGCTAATTCAAATGCTGAACCTGCACCTGCACCTGCATTCAATAAACTAGGCAAACCAAACAGTAGACCTGCACCCAATGCAAACTCTTTTAAACCGCTTTTAACTTCTTGTTGAGTGCCAGTTTTCTCTACTTCACCAGTAGGTGTGTATTGAGTATACGCACCACCTGCCCTGTTATCAGTAGCTTTGTAGGTAATAACATTCTCTAAACCACCAACTTGCTGATCCATTCCAGAACCAGTAGTTTGATATACGGGCTGAACAACAGTATCGCCAAGGGTAATAGTCTGTCCTTGAGGAATAGTAACTGCTGCACGAGCCGCAACAGCACCCTCATCTAACCCAACAGCCGTAGCCATTTGAGCAGGGGAAATGCCATAGGTTTCCATAGCCGCAACGATCTGGGCATCAGTCATGCTTGGATTAGCAAGCAGAAAATCTACAATTTGTGCGCTAGTTACAGCCATGATTGCTCCTTATTGTGGCTCAAGGCCAAGTTCTTTTCGTATCTTTGTAGCAGAGATAGCGTGTGTAGCATCGTCAAAAGATTCTTGCTCGATTTTATATCCAACATCTCTGCCGTAGGTAATATTTACTACATTTGGGACAAGTTGTATTTCATACTGACCTTGATACAAAGGGTCTAAATCACGCTTGATAAAGTCTTTGACCTGATTGGCGGCAAACGGGTTTGAGCCGTTCCAGCCTTGACAGTCTCTGATCTGGATGACCACTTGACCCGTCTTGGCCAATGCCCTCTCAAACAGCTTACGATGGCCTTCATGCCAAGGCTGCCATCTGCCAAGCATCTGGACAGTTTCTTTCTGCCAATCAAAGACAGGGCGTGGGCGTTCATCCAAGATGTGTGCAGCAATGAACTCACCCCACTTCTCTGCCTTTTGCTCAGTAATCCTAAAGTCATACTGCTCTGGCGCAACAAACACCTTGTTAGTGTCCTCAAAACGACCTTGGTTGATGGTGTCAACCCAGACAGTCCAATCAGCCTTGAAGTTATTACGCATCTCAACCAGAGGGGCAACAAAGTCGCAGATCACATAATCCACATCGTAACTGTCAGCAAGATCACGCATCCTTAGACTTTGGCGAATACGACCTTCATGGGAAAAGTCCCAATCGTTGTATTTCTTGCGTACATCATCAGCGTTCAGCCACATGACTGTCTTGCGGTTGTTTTGCAAATGGTCAAGAATGTGCTGCGCTAGGTAAGTTTTACCAGCACCAGGCAAACCCATGATTAAGATTCTTTTCATCCCTTGACCTTATAAAGTTGTTTGATTGCAAACTCTGGTGCAGGTGTGCGCCAGAAGTCCTTACCCGAATACTTCTCCCACACTGACTTTGGCAGAATGGATGGGCGTTCTACCCATGTCACTTCTTTCCTGACTGTATGCAGACTCTTCATATTTAACGCTTTGTCAAACACTTCGTTCTCATACTCAACATTCTTGAAGTCATGGTCAAAGTAAGGCTTGCCAATAAACCCATAAATCTCACGCATCACGCTCTCAGGCTGTTTGCATAGAGATTCGTATTCAACCAACATAATCATGTCGGGGTTTAACAGTAAACCTTCTTCTAGGAAATAGTAGGGCTTGACCACTTGGCCTTCCTTTTTTACATCCATCAGGGCATCGCATCTTGTAGTGACTGTCTGCCTAGCTTCGTCATCTGTTAATGCCGCACCATACAAAGAGTTCTTAGCCGCAATACGTTCAAAACTGTCTAGTATCCAAGGCAAGTCACGCACACAGCAGATGATTTTGGTTTGTGGATACAGGTTTTTTAGCAATGATGTCTTGGCAGTCCATCCCCTGCTAGTGTCAAATACTGTATTAGGAGTAACTGCTTTGTAGTAAGCATCAAATAAGTCTTTTAGTATTTGCTTGCGTCTGTCTTCATCTATCAAATGGTTGCTCTCGCTCCCCGTAATGACACTAATGGTTGATGCCACCAAGTTCCGTACAGGTGAAGAAATGTCTGCATAAAACTCAGGGTTCTGGCGCAAGATAGCCGAGAGCAGGGTTGAGCCTGACCTTGGCAAACCAGAGATGAAGAAAAACTCTTTCATACTGCGGGAGTCTGGGCAACCCAGTTGACTGTAGCCTCATCCCACTGATAGCGCACATTACCACCATTGATAACGGCATCAGCGGGTCTTGCTACGGGTGCGGCCCATGTCATTGTGTCCAAGTAGCCAACCCAAGATGGGTAAGGTCTGCGGGCTTCGTGTTCAGCAACTTTAGCGGCATTGAATTCTGCTTCAGTTAAAACTTGTAACACGCCAGCAATGGTCGTATCGGCATCGTCATCGCAAGTGCCGTAGTATCTTGGCGCTCTGAGGTATGTTCCTGTTGCGTCTGTGCTGACAGGCCATGTAGAACTGTCATGCCACAAATGAGTCCAACCTTTAACGGCTGGCATTGATGGGCCTGTGCGTTGTGGCTCTACTGTGCAGGGTATTTTTGTTACTGCATCAACTTCTGTAATGCAAATGTACATTTTGATACTCCTTTAAATTTAAACTGCAATCCTACGAACTGCTCTAACACGGTAGGATTTGTTCTTAGAGTCAGTGCCCTGACCGCCGTTAAGAAAGTACTGTATATATGCTCTTGTAGCAGAACTCTCAGTACTAGACCAATAATAGTCCGTTGCGAAATCTTCTGCCCCAGTGCTTTGAAAATCTGTAGCAGACGTTTGCGCTGGTGTTCCAGCTGTGTAATTACTGCCACGACTTGGAACGGCATTGGTGTTAATGCCAGATGATGTGTTGTTGCTTGTTGTTGTAGGTTTTAAATTGTAGTAACACACCTCTAACTCATTCTTGGCTGGCATATACCAGTCAGAAAAACCACCAATCACCAAGTCATTACAAAAGTGTCCTGCTGGGTAAACAGTAGAGTTTCCATCAGCCACTATGTCGGCAGTATTCTGTGGGCCATCTATAACGCTATCAGCACCCGCAGTAGCTGTGTTGGCGTTTTTATATTGCTTGCTAGAACTTTCCGCAGATGCAACTGGGCCAACAATTAGATAGTGAGTTGCAACACTAGACACACCTATCTGCCCCGCATAAAAACCACCACCAAAGGCTTGACCTATAACTGTGGGGGCTGCTTCACCAAAACTTCTTAGGTTTTGATAAACAGCTTGTAGTGCGCCACTCATGTCAATCCACTCCCAGAAATAAGCCAAGTTGTTGATGTCATTTTGATTGCAGTTGCAGAGCCATATTGAGCAAGACTGCGCGAACCAGTTGTGCCAGCAGCAGACAAATACATTGTGTCTGTCGTAATAGCAATAGTCACCACTTGGCTTGTCATGTTGATAAAAGTAATTGCCGTTCCTATTGGATAGGCCACATTTGCATTTGAATCAATTGTGTATGTTCTTGCATTGGCATCGCCTGATGGATGGAAGATGTGCTTGCCAGCGTCAGCCAAAACTGTTGTGTAAGCAGCAGATTGACTATTCTGTGGAATGTTTCTAAAGCCGACTGCATCTGTGCCATCAACTGTGCAATTACTTAAAGTTCCGCTTGTTGGTGTTCCAAGAACAGGTGTTACCAATGTAGGGCTTGTTGCAAATACATTAGCACCGCTTCCAGTTTCATCTGTTAATGCTGCCGCAAGATTTGCACTTGATGGAGTTGCTAAAAATGTAGCTATATTAGTACCTAACCCTGATACGCCTGTTGAAATTGGCAATCCAGTTGTATTAGTTAAAGTGCCACTAGATGGCGTTCCCAATGCTCCAGCAGGGGCTACATAATCTGTACCCGCAGTAGCAGCAGAAATTGCCGTACCATCACCTTTTAAAACACCCGTAATGGATGTTGAAACAGTAATTGCTGGCGTAGAAGTTGCAGTCGCTACTGTCCCTGCAAAACCATTGGCAGAAACAACTGAAACGCTTGTTACTGATCCAGAGCCACCAGATGCCGCAATTGTTTGGTTAGGCCAAGTGCCAGTAACAGTTATGTTTGTTCCCGCAACAATGCTAGGGGTTGCCGTTGCTGTACCACCATTGGCTACGGGGAGTAAACCAGTTACACCTGTAGTTAATGGAAGACCCGTTAAGTTTGTTGCAACACCGCTAGTAGGAGTTCCCAAAGCGGGAGTTACCAATGTTGGGCTTGTTGAAAAGACCAAAGACCCTGTGCCTGTTTCATCTGTTACAGCAGATATTAGATTTGCTGAACTAGGTGTTGCTAGAAAGGTTGCTATACCTGTTCCTAGACCTGATACGCCTGTGCTGATAGGCAAGCCTGTAGCATTTGTTAAAGTACCGCTAGTAGGTGTTCCAAGAATAGGAGTTACTAGGGTAGGGCTTGTAGCAAATACCAATGAGCCAGAACCTGTTTCATCCGTAATTGCAGAGGCTAAATTGGCACTAGAGGGTGTTGCCAAGAGAGTTGCTACACCAGTACCTAAACCACTTACGCCCGTTGAAATAGGCAGACCCGTAGCATTTGTTAATACAGCGGCACTTGGTGTTCCAAGGGCGGGAGTTACAAGTGTTGGCGAGTTTGACAACACTACAGCGACTGTGCCAGTAGATGAAGTTACACCAGTACCACCATTGGCAACAGCAAGAGTTCCTGTAATGTCAGCAGTTGAGAGGCTAACTGCATCCCATGATGCGTTTGTGCCATCAGTTTGGAGATATTTGCTTGCATTGCTTGTTTGGCTAGGCAATAAGTTATTTAATGCGGCAGCGGCTGTTGAAGCACCTGTACCACCATCAGCAACCGCTAGATCAGTAATACCAGTAATCGTACCGCCAGTAATTGCGGCAGCAGAGTTATCTGTCTTAGTTGCAACAGCAGTGGCAATGTTGTTGTACTCAGTATCAATCTCAGTACCTTTGACAATCTTTAAGGGATTGCCAGGCGATAAGTTGTCTTTAGTCGCAAAGTTTACTGTTTTTGTGTAATTGCTCATATTTACCTCTTAGGCCATTTTGCCATCTTTGGCTTGAATTTCAATCTTTTGAAGGGATAACTGTGTGCCGTTAATTGTTGTTTCATAACCAGTTTGTACAATTTTACCCGCACCAGAAGCATTTGCTCTTAATGTCTTAATTGCAATACCACTTGTGTACTCAGCTACATTGTATTCACCCACGCCATATTCATAACTTACTTGGGTAGGAATGTAAATATTTTGGGCTTGGTAAGCACCAGAATAATCAAAGCCCCAATTGATTGTTAAGAACTGATTTGAGCCACCAATCACAATGGCTGAAATAGTCTTTAAAACAGAAATCTGATTTGGATTGCCAAGGTCAGCATTGTTTGTGTAGTACGCAAATCGGTACGTTGTTGTGTCATCTATGTAACCGCCATACTTACCAATATAGCCATTTTTACCAATATACAAATCACCATTACGCAAAGAACGCAATGAAGTTGGTGCTATTGAGTCCCACTTAGTGACCCGTGAAGCACCATCTTGCAAGGATTGTTTGGTATCAAAACAATAGACTTGGAACGTAGTGGGCAGCACAAGCAAGTAAAACGCTTCTTTTTCTGAGTAAACAGACTTCAGATCAGCTAATACTTCACTTGCCAAAGATGAGTTCAGATCAAAGCGAACATTCTTAGACAAGTCTCTCAGTGGTGCAGACTTCTCTTGAATTGTCCTCATCAGTGAGCGAACACCTGAGTCGGACAAGAAAATCACATCAGAGCCAACGCTTTGAATGGTATCTCTTGCTATGCAACCAATAGAACCAATTGTGTCGGCAAGAACGAGAGATGCAGGAGTAGAAGCACCAGAGTAAACAAGAATCTGTCTTTTGCCAAAGATAAACAAGAAATCATTGTGAGCTGCCAAGCCCATGACTTCATCAGCACCATTAGGCCAGACCCGTGAAACATCTAATGTTCCCGAAGTACCTCCAGACCACACATGACCAGCAATCAGATCAGAGAAGGTAACTGTTACTTTGTCGGAAGATGTATTAGCCACCCAAAGGCGACCAAATGCTGAGATGGCAATGTTGGCTAAAGGAACTGTTCCTGCATAACCAGACTTCTCAGAGACTCGTCTAAATGTTGTTGTGCTAACAGCGGGGTCATAGATCAGAGGATCGTGACCAGTTTGGAAGAAGTAAGCAATCCCATTTAAAGAGGCAGTTTGCCAATTAGATGCCGTGATAGTAGGAGCAGTACCTCCACCACCATAGGTCAACTCAGTCACCGCATTAGCAACTCCAAGTTTAAATAGCTTGTTGTTACCCGCAAACAGAATGGTCAAAGTGCCATCGTTTTGAACTAATTCATGGATAACACCAACATCATTAGCACCTAGATTGCCAGAAGAAGAGTTAACCCTTGTGTAGCCTTTTCTAGCACCAATACGACCATACTGATCCAAGATGCAGTTAGTCGCAACCAAAGCAAAGCCAGCCCCTAAATCAAGGGGAGAATCTTCAGTATTTAGGCCATAAAAGCCTGGTGCTGAGAGACTGTAACTTTGTAGAGGCTTAGACATTAGACCGCCACAAAATTATCTTCAGGATAACGAGTGGACTCCAATGCAATTGCATCAGAGAGCATTCCTCTAAACAAGGCATAGGCTTCAGAAGAGGCAGTGCCACCATCTTCTCCACGTTCAATCAAAGCACGAGAATATGCACTCTGAGTTACCAAATAGTCCAAAACCTTTACAGACGTACCATCAGCAGACAGATTAGCCTGTGGAACAACCAAGTCAAATAAAATGGTAAACACGCCAGAAGGAACAGGAAAAAGGTCTACTTTAGTATCACCACTACCATCAACACCACTAAAAACGTATTCATAAGGAATAGATGTAGCTGTAGGGGTAAAGTTCAGTCTGCGGTTCATCTCCACAAACGTGATGTTGTTCATGCCAATCAAACTGGTCGTATTGATAACATCATTAACTCTGAACTTCTGACCTGCGCCAGTAAGAGAGTATGAACTTGTGTTGGCAGCAGTTGTAACTGTAATTACACTTCCCAAACAATTCCAGTTGTAAGAGTCTTCAATCTGTCTCTTGGCATCATTGACAAACTTGCCAATCAAAGAAGAATAGGTTGTTTCGCCAACAGTAGATACTGTGCTTTCACGCAAGCGAACTAACACATCGTTAACAAGTTCTAAGTAGGTCATGTTCGTTGCGCTCCTGAAACCTCAAATGTGGCAATAAAACTGAATGTACTTGCACTTTGAGTAGTAATCTGAATCTTATCGCCTTCTTCCAATACGATATAAGCATTGCCATCAAACTGTAGATATTCCTTTGTACTAAAGTCATAATTAGTAAGAATGTCTAAAGTAGTTGCTGTACTTGCGTCATACCATTGGACTGTGATGTGCTTAGTCGATCCACCAGTATTGTGGATATACATGACTGTGAATTTGGCGTAATAACCCGTAGGTACTGTGTAAACAGTTGTTAATACTGCCGCAGCAGGGCTAACTCCAACAGATACAGGTCTCACTTCATATTCCTCTTAGAGATCGCTTTAGCCTTCGCTTTAGCGTCTTCCTTGGACGTTGCGCCCCAAGCTCTAAGAGATAATAGGAGTCGGGTAGGCTTCCCATCTTTCATCTCAGCGCCAGGCATATTGCCCATTCGTGCTAAAAAGGATGCCCTACGAGGGTTATCTCCCGACTTTACTGGTGGTTTTAAATTACCACCCGTTTCTGCATTATACGATGCTCTTCCTTTGGCATTCAAGCCCCCCTTGGGGTTTTTTCCTTCTTTTGTTTGCCAAGCAGGAGATTTCATTTCTTCTTCCTTGACATACCTGCTTCGGATAAAGCAATAGCAATAGCTTGTTTAGGCTTCTTGACCACAGGGCCACCTTTGCCAGAGTGAAGCGTTCCCGCCTTAAACTCTTTGTAGACCTTAGAGATTTTTGCTTCTGCTTTGGTCTTTTTCATATCAGTACATGATCTTGGCTGTGATTGTGCCAGTTACATAAACTGTGCAATTGGCTCTTAGATACTTAGGCGCATTTGCCACAGTAATGATGCCATCACCAGTTAAGGCTGTACCAATCGTTGCGTATGTTGTGCCATCCAGACTGCCTTGCAAAGCAACAGTAGCACTTGTGATGCCTGAAACTTGAAGGAATGCGGGTTGACCAGCATCGGCTTGAACTGCTTTAGATGCGCCTGTGGCAACAACAGCACTAAGGAGAGTAACGGGAGCAGTTAAAGATGACATTATTTACCTCTTCCAGATTTCTTCATCATGTTAGTAGCAGTACGACCACCACGGGTAGGCATAGCTTTAGGCTTACCAATAGCAATCATTACAGTAACAGGCATAGATTTCTTCTTTCCATACTCTTTGGCTTCTTTCTCGCCTTTTTCTGTGTATGGGAATTTCTTGTTTCCAACTTGTGGCATATAAATCCTTATCGAACTAGCTTGGTTACAACAAAAGAAATGATACCGCCAATAACAGAGGCAATAGCCATTCCTACAAAGAAACCACCTTTAGACTTGTTAGCCATTTCTAAAAGCGTTTTAATATCTTGGCGAAGTGCATGGACTTCTATTTGTAAAGCCTCAACTTGAGCTTCCAACTTACCAAATTCCCTTGGATCAATTTCCGACATTTGCAACCTCTTTTCTAGGTCTTCCACCACGGGATTTAGGTTTTTCTTCAACTTCCTTTGGAGTTTCCTCAACAAGAACGTATCCTTCGTGACCTTTCATCGAATCAATATCATGCTGATAGGTGAAAGTTATTAGAGTACCAGACTGTAAACAACGAAAAGTAGCCATAAAAACTCCAAAAAAAGGGGGGTATTAACCCCCTTTTGTTAAACAGTACGAACTACCACGCACTTAACTGTCGTGCTTGCTAAGTCCAAAGTACCGCCTGATTCGTTTTGGAAACGAATAGAGACAACACCCGCTGCTGAAACATAAGGAGTAATGGAGATGCCAGAGACATCTACACCCATACTTACATTCATCACAATATCGCCAAGCGCAACGCCTGGTACGGCAATGGTATTCGTCTCACCCACGCCATCAGCTAGTGATGATGCGTTAAGTGTTGCTGATACAGACCATGTATCCGAAAAAAGACCTCGGAATTGGTCAGTTCCCCTACGGGCTGTTACTGCTGTTGCTGCTGCCATAATAAATCTCCTTAATGTAAAAAATCCCCCCACCGATTAAGGCGAGGGGAAAAGGCAACTATTAGGCTGGAACTGCTAACGCAAATGCGCTAGAAGACAAAGCTGCACCAGTTGTGGCGGCTGTACGCATTGCTTTCACACCATACAGTGTGTCAGATGTGAACAAGGTAGCCAAGTAGTCTTGTTTGTACTGAGTCTGTGAACGGATGCCCACTTGCTCAACCAAAACCATAGCGTCCTTGTGACCCATCAAGCAGATACGATCAGTGGTTGTATTACCAGCACCAGTATCAGCATTGCTAGATGTGAACACGGGGATACCATATAGGTTGCCGATTTCACCAGTGCGGATTGCATTGCCATTACCCACAAAAGCCTGCTCGGTGTAACGGGAAAGACCCATCAACGTATTGCGGCTTGAAGGAGGAATAACAAAGAAACGACCATCCATAGGAGTGTCGTTGTCATCCAAACGCTGAATGGTTCTGCGAATAGCAGCATCAGTCAATGCAGAAGCATTGGATGTAGAACTATTGTAAGCAGTAGTACCATCACCGCCAATGAAAGCCTTGGTGGTAGCCGCAGCAGTTGCGTAGTCATCAGTACCGACAGTAGCACCATTGAATGCACGACCCAATTGGATCAAACTAGTGTCTACTTGCTTGGCAAGCGCATAGCCCGCATCAGCAGTGTAGAACTGGCGCAAGCTGTTCAAGGCTTGTGCTTCAACGATGTCCTCAATGAAACGTGAATATTCAAAGTGTTTGTTAATAGACACTAGAACTTCTGTCTCAGTATCGGCAATCAGAGTAACGGCAGTAGATGCCGCTTTTGCTGAAGCTGAACCACGGGTAGGAGCAGGAATGTGAACAGTGTCACCTTTCTTGCCCTTGAAGTTCATCTTCATTACGATGTTAGCCAATACAAGGTTTTTCTTGTATGCGGCTACGATTTCATCTGACCAGATTTCTGGGATGAATTTGTCTGCGGTAGTTACTGTTACCGCTGGTGTTGGATATGCCATAATTAAATCTCCTAAAGTTTAACGAACCCGACCCTCTTGATAGGCTTGCATGATTTCATCACTTAAAGCATCATATCGATTTGGGTCTTGCATTTTGAGCCGAATAAGGTCAGCCCTTCTGTATACTTTCTTTGATGATTCACCAGAACCACCCACATCAACACCTACTGCTTTTAAGTTCTGCTTGCGAGTTATCTCGCCATCATCACTTGTTTGCTTCTGTTTAACAGAACGTAGTTGTTTATAGGTAGATAGCAATTCATTGGCTGAGTCGTAATCGTATCCAGAATCGGCTTGCTCAAAGATTTTAATGCGAACAGGGCTAGACTTCACCCAATTTGCAAAGTCCTGATCTTTGGCTATTTCGCCAAAGTCGGGATGTTCTTGCGCTAACCTTTGCTGAATTTGCGCCCTTTTCATCTCTTGCGTAACTTGACGTGCCGCTAGGATGTCTGGGTGATTATCAACAGTCCTTTGAACTGCCTTCTGTGGATTCTCAAAGAAATCTACTTCAGGCTCTTCCTGTCTAGTCTGTTGCTGTCGTGAACCAAGGTTCTGTTTGATAAGTTCATCGGCTAACTTTCTGACCTCGCCTACTTCCTGTGCTTGCTTTCCAATTAGCTTTTCAGCCTCTTGGTGCATCTTCACAATCTCGTCTAAACTTTTTTCCCTGTATTTCTCAGGAAGTTCAGGCTTTTGCTCGATCTTCTGCTCTTCGATCTCTAACTCACCTAACTCTTCTTTGTCATCATCAATCAACATACTTTTTCCTTTTCCTGCCGTAATCGGTTGTAGGAGATTCAACTCGGCATAATTGCTTATGAGTTGAGTTTCTGCTCGGCTTTCAATCTATCTAAGTGGCTTTTCTCGAACCTTCCATGCGCTGATGGAAACGTCCCAGACCACCCTTCTAGCTTAAAAGCTGGTGCAGATAAAATGCGATGAGTCTCCTCACCACAATCACACACAAGACTTGTTAACTCATAAT